GACACATTGTATTTCAACGGTTTCACTCGTTCTATTACAGTTGTTGCTCCTTGTTTAGAGTGTGGTGGCGATCCATGTTCAGATGTTGATGTTCCTGCTTTCATTGATCAAGCTATCTTAAAGTTTGAACAAGCTGCTCCAGGTAACAACCCTGACAACATTAGCTTCAACACATTCTATCAATTCCAAAGAGTTGGTAATGATCAAAATGCTAAGTTAGTTATCAGTGGTAAACCTTTAACTCAGTATGGTCAACCTTGTGATGTTGCTGCATTCCCTTGGGAATACGATCGTATGTACTTCCGTACTTTCGTATACAGTGGACCAGCTACAACTGCTGACTTCATTGTTGCTGACAATTGTAACATCGTTGCTGAGGCTGTAGTTACTCAACGTGCTTCTTATGTATCTGGTACTTCAGATGAGATCAAGCAATTAGAGAAAAACTTCTATAGCTACCAAGCTGGTTACCTTAAGCATTTGTACAGAATGGTTGGTTACAACGAGAACTTTGAGTCTTGGGTAACTGATGGTACTACTTATGACACTTACTATGTTAAGTTCAATGAGTATGACAAATCTGCTTACAAGTGGGGTGATTACATCATCGAAGATAGCACTGTAATTCTTGCTGTTCCTTATGGTGAAACTGCTACAATCGAGGCAATCTTAGTTGCTGGTTTAGGTCCTGTTACTGATGATAGTGGTCCTATCACAAGTACTACTTCTACTACAACTACTGTTTGGCCTAGTACTTCAACAACAACTACTTTGATTCCTTAATAGAATACAAGTAGAATCATATAACCTATGCCAGAGGGTGAGAGGATATTTCTCAAATCCTCTGGCATATTTATTTTAATGACATGACCTTAGATATACTGGTAATACCAACTTATAATACATTAACACTGGGTGTGGCTGATGCATCTATCTATGATACAAATCCTCCTGTTGTTTCTTCTCCAACGATTGAAATAACAATGCCTGGATTTGCACCTGTATCTCTACCATTCAATGTTAATGACTTTAATATATTTAACTCAGCCTCATTAGGACTTAGTGTTGTAGGATCTCCTTTGATTCCTCTACCTGATGGAATCTATACATTAACATATTCTGTTGCTCCTGCATACGAGAACTATGTTACCAAAACCATCATTCGTGTTGAACAATTACAAGAGAAATTTGACAATGCTTTCATGAAGCTTGATATGATGGAATGTGATCTTGCTATCAAGACACAAGCTAAGGTTGACTTAAATAGTGTATACTACATGATTCAGGGTTCTATTGCTGCAGCTAATAACTGTGCTGTAGACACTTCTAATAAATTGTATATACAAGCAAACAAAATGCTTAATAATTTTATTAAAACCAATTGTGGTTGTTCAGGAAATAACTACATAATTAATTTCCAATAAAATGGCAAACTGTAGAAACTGCGGTCTAAAGGTAGGCTGTGGTTGTCAATTAATTAATGGCTTATGTTCAGCTTGCAATAATAAGCTGAAGCAAGCAACTCAAAGAATAAAAAATGTTATCACCAAGGCTTACAAACTGTATTGATTGTGCAACTATCCCTGCACTATTAGCTGATATTGATTGCAAGTTAACAAGCTTGGCAAATAATCAATATAATAATATCGTATTCTCTTTAAACTATCCTGTGCCAGGAGTTGTAATTGGTGACTTACTAAATTATAAAAGGATCTTGGCTTACAAGTTCTGTAACCCTGACTACTGCAGTCACTTTACAGTGAAGATGATAGCTAGTAAAGTAAAACTTTTAATTCATAAATAATTTATAAAATGTCTTGTACAAATTGTTATAACGGTTGTGTAGAGATTGTTTCTGATAAATGTGTTAGATATACAGGAGAAACTGTTCCTTCCTTAGGAATAGAAACTGGTGATAACCTTCTTGTGGTAGAGCAATCTCTTATTGATAAAGTGGTTAGTTTCCTAGATGGAACAGGAATCTCTATCACTATAGATGCAGAAGCTTATTGTAACCTAGTTACAAAGTATCTTCCTCCTTGTTTCCCTGAGTGTGGAGATCCTTCTGCTTTAGATTTATTTACAGCTTTAGTAAAAGCTGCTTGTGACTTACAAGGACAGGTTGATGATGTAGTTGCTGATGTTGCTACATTAAACGCTGATTATGATGTAGACTGTCTTACAGGTGTAACATCATCTTCTGATACACATGCTGTTGTACAGGCTGTTATCACAAAGCTTTGTGACCTAGGTGTAGACCTAGCTGCATTAGCTCTTGACTTAGATACTAACTATGTAAAGCTTTCTGACTTAAATAGTTTGATTCAAGCTTACTTAGATAGTATTGTTCCTGCTGATCAGTATTACACAAAGATGGTTCCTTATACAGCTGTAGAATACTATGGTTCATTGACCTACTTTGATATCACTGGAGCAGGTATTGCTGCTGATGGGTTTGACAAAATCTACCTATGCAATGGCTTAAATGGAACTCCTGATAAAAGAGGACGTGTTCCTGTAGGTGCTATTGTTGGTGTAGGTGGTGGAGCTATGGATGCTGCTGTTGATCCTATCTATGCTGGTAACCCTAACTATGCTCTTGGAGATGGTGGTGGTGCTAACCAAGTTACATTAAACAGCACACAAATCCCTGCACACTCACATGCTGCAACTGTTGTTGATCCAGGTCACTACACAGCTATTAAAACAGCTGTATCAAACATTGCTGAGTGGGATTACAATAGTACAAGAGATGGTAACCCTATCACTAGAATTGAAAACATTGCAGGTAATATGGTAGGCACTGAACAAGTAGCCACTACAACAACTAAAGCTTATACAGGTGTAACTGTAACTAACGGTAATACAGGTGGTGGATTAGCTCATGCTAACATTCAGCCTGTACGTGCGTGCTACTACATCATGTACATTCCTTAATAGATTAAACTAAATTATAATGGCTTGCGTACCTGGTACCCCTTGCTTTGAGAATACATCAAATGCCTATTATCCACAGCAATGTAATAATGGGTGGTTTGCTGGTTATCCTATTCCTACATCATCTGTTCAATACAATGGCCCCAATCTTCCTAACTCAGGAGTTGATACAGGGGATGGTATGAACGTAGCTATGCAGAAGTTGGATAATGCACTTGATCCTGTAGAGCTAGTACAAACCCTTATCACTGTAATCAATCAGAACCCATCTTTACAGGTGATGTTCTGTACATTGGTAAACTCTTGTATTTACACTACAACAACAACTACTACAGTAACACCAACTACAACATCTACAACATCTAGTTCTACTTCAACAACAACTAGTACATCAACTACAACTACTGCTACACCAACTACCACTACTACTACAACATCTGCAATAGCTTATCCTGTAAGTTTCCGTCCTAGAAGTGCTTCTTCAACTTCTCAACAATTTAAAATTTGGTTTAGTACTGATTTTGGAGGAACATGGACATTATGGACTACATCAACTTTACCTATAGCTGTATATCCTTCTTGGGATGCTTATGGAGGATTATCATTCAATGGTGGTCAAACTATATATTTTGGATTAACTGATTTGTCTGATAATGATATTCAATTTGGTACAGGTGTAGGCAACTTAGATAATGATTTTACAAGTTTGTGTGGTCGTTCTAATCCTTACATTATAAATAATATTAGTAGTAACACAACTACTTACTTGAATGTAAATGTAAATACAGGAGCACTTGTAACGTGTTAAACCAATTTTTAATAAACTTATAATATGACAGTATTAATTACATTAACGACAGCTGGTTCTTCAACAGGACCATTTAGTCTATATTCAGATGTAGATTCATATTCTACACCATTTGAAACAGGTGTATCAAAAGCTAGTTTACTAGCTGGGTATACCTCTACATTGGTTCCAGCTAGTACATCAATCATTCGTGTTATGTCTACAGGAACCTGTACAAACTATACAGATTTACCTGTGGTTGGATGTACTACTACCACAACAACAACTAGTAGCACTACAACAACTACTACCACTACAGCTGCACCTTGTCAACAAATATACTTATATCCTACAAATGCCACTGCTTGTGCTCATTTAGGAAGCTTAACGTTATTTGATGTTGACAGCACTTTAGCTCCTACAAGACTTTGGGTAGCTGGTGAATGTGGTGTAACTCCTGTTGTGGGAGGTAACCAATGGTACTCTCAAGGACCTGGTGCAGATAGCTACCAAGTAGATAACGGTGGTTTCATCATTAATGTAACTGCGTGTCCTTAATATAAAATATCAAAAACCTTGTTTTGTTGGTTTTACAAGGTATCCCCTGGCCTTTCTAGGCTGGGGGTTTTTGTTTAAACTCTAATCAAATTGATTAATGTATATAATTAAATTGGTTAATAAAATTTTGTAAATGTCAAAATTAATGCATACCTTTACAGCAATTTTAACTAAATTAAACCATATATGTCTGAAAACCAGTCATTGCTACAACAGCTAGAAGAGATTCTACATTGGAAAAAGAGTAAAAAATTCTATGCTGATAAGCTTGGAATTACAGAATTAGAGGTGGATGAGTTATTAAGAGAATTAAGAAATCAAGAGAAAAGTGAGGAAGATGCTGAGGTTGGAAATTACATTGCTGAACTAGAGAATGTAATAGTTAAGTTTACAGAGGATATTAGTAAAGGTGTTGGTGAGGTGGTAGCTAACTTTAGCGAAGAGGTTAAGAGCTTAGATGAACTAGTTGAGAAGTGTCACATAGACACAGATAAATGGGAAATAACTAAATATGTACAGAACTTCTGGGGGAATGGTGGAAATCCCCATTGGCAGGTTAAAGCCTGGCTAGCAAAGAAGTCTACAG